ATCTACGGCGGCTCGGGGGCCACGGCTCGAGAGCCAGAGTACCGCGTGTTTGGCGCGTCGCAGGCGGTGTCTCCTTACGGCATGCAGCCCATGGCACCTCGCACAGCAAGGCAGCAATTCTCAGATGTTGTGCGCAGCATGGACATCAGCCCAACGGACGCATTGGAGTTTCTTGGCAAATCGGGCAACGCGGCTGCAATGGCATTGACTCCGTCTACCACGAATGAAGGGGAAGCAGAAGAACTTGCTCGTCGCCGTGCCATGCCACCTACCATCACGCCTGTCAAACGCGCGGATGGTTCACCGGCCAGCGGCGAACGACTCACGCCTCAGCAGATTGAACAGTTGGCCGCCGACCAGGCTGCGCTCAACACATATCAGCCAGTGGTCAATAGGAACATTCAACGCCAGGGTGAAAAGTCTAGAGCCTTGGCACAAAGCCGCGATGTGAATCAATTGCCTGACCCGCAGACGTATGCGTTCATTGAGAGCGCGTTGTTTGGCACGTCACCCGAGGAAGTGGCCAATAAATTCAGCGTCTTTCATCCCAAGCGCAAGGAAATTCTTGGCAGAGCCGAACAGGGCTTTGTCACAGGAAACGCGGCACTGGTAGGTCCTGCCGCAAGGGTGATCAAGGAAGTGGGCGCGCCAGTGGCGAAATACCTTGGCAAGGAAGCGGCACGCCAAGTCGAGCGTGGCATGTTCAACGAAGGCCCGTTGCGCGCGATCACACCACAACCCGCCTTTGCTGTTCGCCCCGAGGGCGGCGGTACGACGTTCACAGGTGTCAGGGAACCTGCAAGCAGTCGAACCACTGCACCCATCTCTAAGTTTGACAAGCTGATTGAAGCGGGGGCCAACCCCCGTATTGAGGGCCTGTCCAACGAGATGGGAGACGCCATTGAAAACTTCTGGCGCTCCAAGGCGCAGAACTATTTCACTCGCCAATATGGCACACCAAGTGACCCTGTGTTCAAGCAAATCATCAGCGGGCAACTGCGTACACCTGCCTTGCAAAGACAGATTCCTGACTACGCATTGGATCAGTTGAACGTGGGCAAGACACGTGTGGACCCAGTCACTGGCGAATCACGTTTTTACCCAAAGTACCCTCAGGCATTGGAAGACCTCACACGTCGCTATGACGAGATGACTGGATTGGAGGGCGTGGCCTTCAACGTCAAGGAACCTCTTTTTGACCCGAACTACCCCTCTACGATGGGTAACCGTGGCACCCAACTGGAGATTGCGGCAAGAGAAGACGTGATCAACAAATTGATTGCAAATGGGATGAATCCCAATTTGATCAATTCGAAGGTGACTTTGACCGGACCGCGAACCGATGCCCCTGACGCGCTTTTGAACTACGTGCCTGGCGAATACAAGGAGCTCTACTCCATGTATGCCAATCCGCCCAAGGACCAGAGCATGATCGATCGCATCTACAAGGAGCTGGGATTAACGGAAGACGTCAAGCCAGGCGTCCCTGAAAACATCAAGCGCGCGATTGAGACAAGCGAGCCGATCTACGACATCAACTTCTCATACAGAAGCCCGCTAAAAGACCTCCTGACCCCAGAGAACATCAACCGCTATTTGGCAACCAAGACCCCAGCGGAAATCAACAAGATGCGCTTTGAGGACGTGGTGAAGAACTCTGCCAAGTACAACTTGGATATGTTCAACACACAGAACCTGGTCGATGCCATCAGAAGCGGCAAACGTGTGCCGGAGAAGGTGTGGACACAAGGCATCAGCGAACCTTTGATGACGCTGGGAGAAGGCCAAAACAAATTCACTTGGCACCGTATCCTTGACAACGAGGCCACAGCAGTCGAAGGCGCGTACATGGGACACTCTGTTGGCGGCTATGCCAAGGGAGGCTCTTATGGCCCTTCCGAATATCGCCGCTTCCAAGAAGGCGAGAAACAGGTCTTCACTTTGCGCGACTCGAAAGGCAAACCATTTACCACCGTGGAAGTTGAAAAGATTCAAACAGGCCCGCTTGGCAAGGAACTCTCTCCCAGGGAACTCGCACGTGCAAAAGCCGAAGGCAGAGAGCTAGGGCCCGTCATGACAGTCGTGCGCCAGATCAGAGGCAATGGAGGCAAGACAGGCAACACTGCACCTAAGGACGCAGAAGACCAAGTCATGACGTTTATAAAAGATTACATCAAACCGGATAAGATCACCGAGAGCGAGACTTTTCTGACCCCAAAATTAGAAGCACTTAAGATGGACCTGTCTGGACGTCCCCGTCCATAAGAAAGAAAACCCATGCCCATAGACAAAGCAGTAAATCAAGCCCCTCAGTTGGACATCGTCCTCGACAATGAGGACGAGATGCCTGACATCGAGATCGTGTTGGAAGATGACGGCAGTGCCGTGGTCAACATGACGCAAGACGATGCCGATGAAGTGGACTTCTACGCCAACTTGGCCGAGGTCATTGATGAGGACGACCTGAGCAAGATCGCCATGGATGTCGGCGCAATGTTCGAGGCGGACAAGTCTTCACGCTCTGACTGGGAGCAGATGTATTCCAAGGGCATGGACTTGCTGGGCTTGAAACTCGAAGAACGCACCAAGCCGTTCAGGGGCGCGTCGGGCGCGACCCATCCCATGTTGACCGAGGCCATCGTGCAGTTCCAGTCCCAGGCTTTCAAGGAGCTGATGCCTGCTGGTGGCCCTGTTCGCACGCAAATCGTCGGCCGTGAGACGGTGGAAAAGGCCCAACAGGCCTCGCGCGTGCAAGATTTCATGAACTACCAGATCACCCAGGTGATGGAAGAGTACACACCTGAGTTTGATCAGCTGCTTTTCTACACTGGATACGGCGGTTCGACCTTCAAGAAGGTCTATTACGACCGCCAATTGGGCCGCATGGTCTCCAAATTGTGTTTGGCCGACGATGTTTACATCCCGTACAACGGCTCAAGCGTCATGAGCCAGTGCCCACGGATCACGCACCGCATTGCAATGGACTCAAACGAGTTCAGAAAGCGGATTGTGGCCGGCGAATATCTGGATGTGGACGTTGAATCGCAGACGATGTTGCCAGATTCGAGCCAAATTCAAGAAGCCGTGGACAAAGTTGTGGGTGTTCAGCCTACGGACGACGTCGAAGAAGTGTTTTTGTTGGAAATGCAGGTCGATTTGGACATTCCTGGCTTTGAAGACAAGGATGAAGACGGCGAAGTCACCAAAATTCGCTTGCCTTATGTCGTCACCATGCTTGAAGACAGCCTGAAAGTCGTGGGCGTGCGCAGAAACTGGGATGAAGACGACGAATTGAAGCTGCGCAAGGACTATTTTGTGCATTACGTGCTCGTCGAAGGCCTTGGCGCGTACGGCATGGGCTTTGTTCACATGGTTGGAGGCCTGTCCAAGGGCGCAACCAGTGCTCTGCGCCAGCTCCTGGACGCGGGAACGCTCTCAAATTTGCCAGCGGGCTTCAAAGCCAAGGGCGCGCGGATCGCGGACAACGATAGTCCCATCCAGCCAGGTGAATGGCGAGACATTGACGCCGGCGGCGCAGAACTCAACGCCTCTTTGTTGCCTCTGCCATACAAAGAACCCAGCCAAGCCTTGTTTGCACTGCTCGGATTCTTGGTTGACGCAGGCAAACGCCTGGCCAGCACTGCGGATATGCAAGTTGGCGACGCGAATCAGAACGCCCAGGTCGGCACCACGCTTGCACTGCTCGAGCGGGGCTCGATTGTCATGTCGGCCATCCACAAACGCTTGCACTATGCCCAAGGTCTTGAGTTCAAGATGCTTGCCAAGGGCTTTGGCAAGTACATGCCGGACAACTATCCGTACGATGTGCCGGGCGGCGCGCGCTCAATCAAAAGGAAGGACTTCAACAACATGGTGGCGGTGCTGCCTGTTGCTGACCCCAACATCTTCAGCTCTGCCCAGCGCATCACCTTGGCCCAAACGCAGCTGCAAATGGCCCAGAGCGCACCACAGATGCACGACATGTACGAGGCGTACTACCGCGTGTACTCTGCGCTCAACGTCAGGGACATCGACGGCATCTTGTTGCCGCAAAACACCCAGATGCCCAAGGACCCGGCCAGCGAAAACAGCGACGTGCTCAACAACATGCGCTTGAAGGCCTTTGCTGGTCAGCAGCATGACGCGCATATTGCCAGCCACTTGATGATGGGCCTATCTCCCATTCTCCAGGCCAACCCCATGGCCGCGACTGCGTTGCAAAAACACATCTTGGATCACGTGAGGCTCAAGGCGGAGGAAGCCGTGGAGGCAGAACTGTTCCAGCACTATGGCACCGATCCAGACAACATTGTCTCGCCTATCCAAAAAGAAGGCATGGTCGCGCTGAAGATTGCTTTGTTCATGCAAGAGGTTCGCGACATGCAAAACCAATTGGCCGGCGAACAAGGCGACCCGTTGGTCGAGCTCAAGAAGCAAGAACTGCAACAGCGCGCGGAGAACGACAACAAGAAGATTGCACTGGACCAGCAAAAACTTTCTTTGGACCAAGAAAAGATTGCGCAAAACGCGCAAGCACAGCAAAATCGTGTAAAGTCACAAGAGAACATTGCACAGCTTCGAGCCAATGTCGCCAGAGAGCGCATTGGCATGACACAGAACACACCACCCGCTCAAGGAGGCCGAAATGCCGCTTAAAAAAGGCTCAAGTCAAAAAACAATCAGCTCCAACATTGGTGAGATGGTCACCAAGTACAAGGAGAAAGGGAAGATTGGAACCAGCAAGCCGAAGAGCAAGACCGCAGCGGTAAAACAGGCCGTCGCGATTGCTCTGTCCACTGCTGGTAAATCCAACAGGCCTAGCAAGCCGAAGGAGGCCAAGAAGGGTGGCGCTTTCATGGTCGTAAAGAAGAAAGACGGCAACCGTCCGGTTGAGATATACTGAGACGTAAGCACTTGCCAACGGGTGGGGCCTTGTACCACCTGCTTTTCATGGAAATACCATGCTCGAATTTGCAGAAGCCGTTGTCAAAGAATTAAGAAAGCTCCGAGAAGACTCGGAGACTATCATTTTGAATGGCACCATCACTGATATGGAGCGATATCGCTTCATGATGGGACGCCTCGAAGGATTAAAACTTGCCGATCAAGCCGTTCGTGACCTTTTGTCACAAAGGACTACCGATGATTTTTAACCACAGAGGAGATGCCAATGGAAGTTGAAGAGAACCTGACCGCTTTGGAGCGCAAGTGGCGTGAAGAGGCGGAATCAAAAGGCCCTTGCCTTGAAGACGCGTACACGGACGAGGGTTTCAACCCCGAAAAGCTTGAGCAAGCTGTCCGAGACCGTATCCCTACTCCCACAGGCTGGCGCATCGCCGTCTTACCCTATCGTGGAGCGGAAAAGACCAAAGGCGGCATCGTCTTGGCCGAAGAAACCCAAAGAAAAACCCAACTTGCAACCAACTGTGGCTACGTCCTGAAGACGGGCGACTTGGCTTATGCGGACGAATCTAAGTTCCCGCACGGCCCGTGGTGCAAGGAAGGCGACTGGATCATTTTTGGCCGCTATGCAGGTTCTCGCATCCAGATTGATGGTGGAGAAATCCGAATTCTCAATGACGACGAAATCATCGGGGTGGTCAACAGCCCTGAAGATATTTTGCACATGTAAGGAGCCAATGTATGAATGAACAGCAAGAACTTGAATTCAAAATCGGCGAAGGCGAGGAGCCCGTAGACATCGACATGGGCGAAGACGGCCAGTCGCCGAAAATCCAGGAACAGGACCCCACTCCCAACGTGGAGCAGTCCGATACTCCCCCTGAAAAACCCGACAACGAACTCAACCAGTACAGCGAGAGCGTCAAAAAACGCATTGATAAGCTGACCGCTCGCCTGCGCGAGACCCAACGCCGCGAAGAGGCCGCCATTGCCTACGCCAAGAGCGTGCAAGAGGAAGCGCAACAGATGCGCGAGCGCATGTTCAGGACGGACGAGGAGCGCCTGCACGAAGCCAAGGGGCGCATCGACACCCAGGTCGTGGCACTCAAGCAAATCATCCGCAAGGCGCGCGAAGAAGGCGACATCGACACCGAGACCGAGGCAAACCAGCGCCTGGCTGACTTGATTTATGAGCAGCGTCAGGTGGCCGAAGAGAACCAGCGCCGTGAGGCTTTTGTCAAACAGCAACAAGCCCAGCCCGCCCAACCGGCCCAGCCTCAGTACCAACAACAGCCCCAGTACCAGCAGCCCGCTCCGGTGGACCCAAAGCTGGATGACTGGATGGAGAAGAATCCATGGTATGGTCAGGACACGGTCATGACCAATACCGCCTGGGGCATCCACAAGCAGCTCGTTCTCAACGAGGGGTTTGACGGATCGTCAGATGAGTATTATGATGAGCTCGATAAACGCATGAGAAGCACATTTCCCAGGAAGTTTTCTCCTCAGGCGCAAAACAACAGTACCACCAGAAACGTGCAATCGGTGGCTCCTGCAACCCGTTCATCGGGAGTGAATAGTTCAGCACGCCGCACTGTGAGACTCTCACCGAGTCAAGTTGCGATGGCCAAAAAATTGGGCGTTCCTCTTGAGGAATACGCCAAGTACGTTAAGGAGTAAGAGATGACAGACAAGCTTGTACCTACTTTGAACCGTGAATCTCGCAGCGCGAACACTCGTGACAGCGAAGCACGCCGTAAGCCCTGGGCTCCTCCTTCTCGACTAGATGCCCCACCTCCTCTGGAGGGAACACGGCACAGATGGATTCGTGCAGAAGTTGGCGGTCAGGAAGACCGTACGAACATAGCAGGCAAAATCCGCGAGGGTTATGAGCTTGTTCGTGCGGATGAATATCCTGACTTCCCTGTCCCATCTGTTGAAGACGGCCGACATGCTGGTGTTATCAGCGTGGGAGGTCTTCTCTTGGCGCGTATTCCCGAAGAGACTGTGCAGGAGCGCAATGCGTATTACCACCAGCGTGCGAACGATCAAATGCAGGCGGCTGATAATGAGTTGATGAAGAGCAATGCTCACAGTTCAATGAAGATTCAACGCCCCACACGGCAATCTCGAGTCAGCTTCGGCAGTCCCAAGGCTGCCGAATAATCTTTTTAAAGGAATTATCAAATGGCAAACATCAATAAGCCCTTTGGTCTGCGTCCTCTCGGTAATCTCTCTGCTACTGGCGGTCAAAAACAGTACGGATACTTGATTAACGATAACCAGTCCGGAGCAATCTACCAAGGCGACTTGGTGACCATTGACAATGGTTATCTTGTCAAATTCAACAACACTGACCACACGTCTGCTGTTGGCGTTTTGAATGGCGTGAGCTATATCGACCCCACCACAGGCAAGCCCACCTGGAAGAACTACTATCCTGGTTCTGTCAACATCACCAGCGGCCAAATCGTCGCTGACGTTATTGACGATCCCAGCCAGTTGTTCATCATCCAGAACGCGGGCACTCCCACTCAAGCAAACATTGGTACCAACGCTGACATCACTGCCAGCACCACTGGTAG